AAACAAGAAGGTGGAATATATCTTGATACTGATGTACTTACATTGCGTCCTTTTGATGATTTGTTGAAATGTGATTGTTTTGCTACTAGGGCAAATACCGGGCATAGTCCTAATGGCTATGCTAATTGTGCAGTTATGGGCAATACAATAAATTCAGCGGGAATTTCACAGGCATTATTACAATGTGAAAAAATAGCCAATTCCATATCTGAGGTAAATAGACGATCTTTGTTTGGCCCCTTGTTGCTTACAAAAGAATTCTTAAATAAAAACAATCAAACAATAACCCTTCTTCCATCCCATTATTTTTATCTTTTTGGAAGGATCAATGCTCATAAATTTCAGGCTTTGGATGAAGATGGCCGTAAAGAAATGATTAATGCTGCAAGAGGAACTTTTACAGATGGGATTGAGCCTTATGCAGTACATCTTTGGGGTGTGTTTTCTTCTGGCAGAAGATCAAGTAGAAGGACTGTATATGAACATGGAGATGCTTTGGTATATAATTTGCGTAAGCATTTCAAAGGTCAAGAAACCATTACAGGTGCGGAAATAGGTGTATTTGGTGGTAAATTGAGTGAACACCTGTTACGCAATTGTTCAAATTTGACACTTTATATGGTTGATCGTTGGAAAGGGATTACTCCTAATTCCCCTTACAATCAGGCTGATGGTGGAGTCCCAGGAGTAAAAAATGTAACCATGCAGAAGTATCGTTGGTTGGCCAGAAAGAGAACTATTTTTGCATCAGGTCGCCGTTTTCTTTTGAGAGGGGAATCTGTTGACATTGCCAAAAACTTCAAAGATGAATCTTTAGATTTTGTGTTTATTGATGCAAACCATTATTATGAAGGTGTATTTAGTGATTTGAAGTCTTGGTACCCTAAAGTACGTAATGATGGTTTGATTAGTGGACATGATATAGACAATCCTTGTGATACTGAAAATTTATGGGGTGTGAGAGATGCGGTTACTGATTTTATGAAAGAAAAATGTCCACAAACTAAACTTGAACTTGGAAATGGATTTACCTACTTTTTTGAAAAGGTTGCATAAATGCCAGTTAGCTGTAGAGTAATTAATGATAAGTGGCGGATTGTGGAACCTTCCGGCGGTATTGCTAAGACCAAAAAGGGTAATCCAATTGATGGTGGTGGGCATCCGTCCAAAGTTGCCTGTAATCGTCAGGCTAGAGCCATAAACAGGTCTATAAATGAATCCAATTCTGAACAGTCAAGGGAATTAACTATCAAACCACAAAACAGATTTCTGTCAAAACTGGTAAATAGGGCCACTAATGTAGTAACCGCTTCCTCCAGAGCTATGGTTGAATTTCAGGAACGAATAAAAACTCTGGCTGAACATGATTCTAAGAGGATTCAGCAATTTGCCTATTATGATGCTGCCAAATACAATAAACAGAATAAGGATTGGAGGCCAGGATTAAGTTCAGCCGATCAGGCTATTCTTGATGATCTGGACACCCTGATGGCTCGTAGCCGGTCTATGTTGCGTAATGATGGTATATCGGCATCAGGCAGAGGGGCATTTCTTCGATATGTGGTAGGTAGTGGAATTACCGCCCGGTCAGCGGCCAGGCATCCAGTTACAGGGGAAATGCTGGATACCTATAATAAAGCTCTGGACCGGTTATGGAATGAGTGGGCCAATAATCCCAATCTCTGTGATCTAGAGAAAACTAAGACTTTGGTTGAAAAAGAAGCCCTGTGGCTGTCTGAACAATATTCAGTAGGGGGAATATTCATAGTTTTGGATTATATGCCCAATAATGAAGGCGTGGGCTTGATTTTACAGGAAGTGGAGTATGAGCAGGTTGATGCCACAATTATGTCCTATGGGGAAAGAGAAGTAAAAGGTGGAATTGAGGTTGATGATTATGGAGCACCTATAGCCTATCACCTTTATGTTACTAGTCATCCTTCAGAACAATACAAATCAGATAGTGGAAGAATACCTGCCGAGAGGGTTATTCATTTATTCAGGCAGGATAGGGTTAGACAGAAAAAGGGAACTCCCTGGACTGCTGCGGTAATGAGCAGTATTCACAATTTGGCAATCTATGAACAATCCATGTTGATGAAGGCCAGAACTGAAGCTGCTTATCATGGAATAGTTGAGCAAGATTCGGCCAGTGGATTTGGTTTGCCGGATACAGTAGCCAGACAGATTGGAGCAGTACCAAGAACTGATGATACTTCTAGCGACACAGCAGCTAATAGTTTGGAAGTAATAATTCAGCCGGGATTGATGCCAATACTTAATCCTGGTCAGCATATCAAATTTCCTACACCGGCTACTCCCAATACTATGTATCAGCCGTTTGTGTGGGAACAATTGAAACGAATATCTGCCGGTATTGGTTTGGATCAGGCCACGGTAGCTCGTTGGTATGCAGAGGGTAATTTCTCCAGTCAGAGACAGGCCAAATTGGACATCTATGCTGAGACTGATCCTATTCAGGCCATAATGATAAATAAGGTTCTCAGGAGAATAAGAAACCTGTTTATTAAATTGGCAATCAAGGAATCTTTGTTGTCTGCTACTGGATATTTGCAAAGTGAACGCTGGAGAGCAGCCTATCAAACTACCAATTGGCAGGGACCGGCTAAGACTTCCATAGATGATTTTAAGGATGCTGTAGCTGCTGAGAAGTTGATAAACAAAGGTCTGTTATCTAGACAACGATACTTCAATTCTCGTAATATGGAAATCAGGGATATTTATGCGGAGATTGAGGAAGATCGAATCTTGCAGAAAAAACATGGTCTGGACTTTGATAGTGTTCCTAAACCAATAGGTTCTGATGAAACTCCCAATCCCAGAGGAAAACAAGGAAATAATGGTGGAGCTAGTAGAATAAATAACCGAATGTTGATAGGACCAGGAATATGAAAGATAAAAAGATTGTTCAGTTTAGAGATAAAAATGAACCAATGACTTTTTCATGTCAACAGGCGTTTAGAGATGCTGATTTTTCTGTTGATCCTGAAAAGGGGTTATTCAGTAACATCTCTATAATTACTGCCGGTCCTATTTTGGGACATGGCATGATTGCTGATGAAACAACTTTGGACCAGGTAGCTGAATCAATCAATCAGGATAAGATAGGAATTAAAGCTCGTATGACTCATCCTGAAGGTTGGAATTCCAATTCTGATGCTATAGAAGTAATGGTAGGAAGGGCCAAAAATGCACGTATAGAAGGGGGTAAAGTAATGGGGGATATTCAACTTGGCAAATATGCCAAGGTTTCACCCAAGGGTAATCTTTGGGAATACTTGACAACGCTGGCTGCTGACGACCCTGAAGCGGCTGGCATTTCAATATCGTTTTATGCCGGTGAACCTGAAGAAAGAAAGGACAAGGAAACAGATTTGCCCTTGCCTCCGGCCTGTCGTATCGAAAAAGTTATAGGTGTAGATTTTGTAGGTAATCCGGCGGCAAATCCCGATGGGTTTTTTGCCAGCAAGGAAATCCAACGAAAGGAGATTCTTATGAATCCGAAATTACGTAAATTTTTGGAACAGTTGGGCCTTGTCAAAGACTCTACCGATGCTCAGGCAATTGAGTATTGGCATGGTCTTGATGGCAAGCAAAGATGGATAGCCGATGCTCTAGCCGAAGGTGATGCTGCTCCTGCTCCTGATCCGGAACCTGCTCCCGATCCTGAGCCTGTAGCTGATCCTGAGCCTGTAGTTGATCCGGAACCTGATTCCCAGGAAGCTAAGGAAAAGGCTGTTCTGCTTAAAGATCAGAAACGGCGTATAGCTATCAAAGCTCTGGCCAAGCAACATAAGCTTTCTGAGAAATGGGCTGAAGGGTTGTGTGATCGGGGAACACCTTTGGCTCATGCAGAGGAATTGGTTCAATTGGCCATTGAGATGAAGCCGGTAGTTGTTGGTTCTGGTGGCGTATCTTCTGGTGATGATTTGGACCGTTCATCTTTGGCCGATGCTATTGGTGATGCCATTATGCTTCGTGCCGGTGCTCCAATGGTTGAACTTGATGCTCATACAGGTGTAGCTATTCGGGATAGTGAAGGCAGGGTCAAATCCCGACAGGCTCATCAAAGAGCACATAAGTTCCGTTCTCTGACTTTGATGGAAATGGGACGGAAGTTTCTTTCTTCTCTTGGTGCTAATGTTGAGTATATGTCCAAGAACGAGTTGGTAGGATTGCTGTTCAATCCTATGCAGCTTCGGGAAAGACATGGAATATCAGCTTTTGCTCAGGGGACATCTGATTTCCCGTATATTCTCCAGAATGTTCTGAATAAGAGCCTTCGTGGTGCTTATGCAGAGATTCCTCTGGATTGGTCCAAGTTCTGTTCTCGTATGACCATGCCTGATTACAAACAGTTCAGTTTGACTTCGCTGAGTGAAGCTCCTGACTTGGTACGGCAGTATGAGGGTGAGGGCATTGATTACGGAACTCTGTCCGAGAACAGAGAAACGGCAACTCTGGCTGTTTATAACAAAGGTCTGAAACTGACCCGCATTGCTATGATTAATGATGATCTCAATGCTTTTTCTCGGATTCCGAGAATTATGGGTCAGGCTGCTGCTCGTAAAGAGGATGATGTGGCCTTTGCTATTCTGACGGCCAATTCCGCTTTGGTTCAGGATAGTATTGCTCTGTTTGATGTGTCCACTCATGCTAACTACATTACTACTGGTGCTGCTCCGAGCATTACCACGCTGAATGTTGGTGAAGCTGCTATGGCCACTCAGAAGGGTATAGGTGGTGCTTCCTATCTGGCTATCAAACCGAGAACTATTCTGGTTCCGGTTGCTCTATCTGGTACAACCAGGACTTTGTTGGCTTCTCAGTATGATCCTGCGGCCAGTATGGGCCATGTGGCTAATATATGGGCTGGTAGGTTGGAGATGATTTCTAATCCGAGATTGGATGCCTTCAATTCTGCCGGTTGGTTCTTAGCTGCTGATCCTGGTCAGATTGACACCATTGCGGTTGTGTTCTTAGATGAGGAACAAACTCCAGTGGCCAAGCAGGAAACCGAGTTTGATACTGAGGATTTGAAGTTTGCTGTTCGTCATAGTGTTGTAGCCAAGGCCATTGATTATCGTGGTCTGTTCTACAACGATGGTGCATAAACCTTCTCTCCTTTTCTCTCAGGGGGTGTGGATTAGAGATTTGCCACACCCCCTTATGAAACAAGTCTCCGTATGCTAAAAGAAGCTTACGTAAAAGAAAGGTAGATTTATTATGAATACTTTCAAAGGTGAAGGAAATCGTGTTCAGTGGACTAATGGTACTGGTTCGGATGTTGCTTCCGGTGCTGTGGTTGACCTTGGAGATATTTACGGTATTGCCGTAATAGCCATCGTCAGTGGGGCAGTTGGGGCTTTGGAGATTGACCGAGAGCATGTTCTAGCGGCTACTACAGCTAGTGCCTGGAAAGCCGGAGATGATGTGTATTGGGATTCTGGTAATTCCAAACTCATTGAGATTGGTGGGTCTAGTTACAAGTATATTGGTAAGGCTATGCGGGATAAGACTGCCACTACCGATACTACTAACAGAATCAAGCTCAACTTTGGTACTCCCATTTCGCCACAATTGTTAGATAGGGTTTGGGAAGCTGTAGCTGCTGATATAACCTTGGATGTTCAGGATATTGGCAAGGTGATGAATGTTACTGCTGATGCCAAGGTTGTTACCCTTCCGGCTACTGTTATTGGTTATGATTTTATAGTCAGAAATGGTGCTGCCGATGCTGCTGCTTTGGTAACAGTTAGTCCCAATGTCAATGATAAGATTATGGGTGCTGATTTGGCTGGTGTTGATAATACAGATAGAACCAACACTAAGACTACGGCCAAACGTGGTGATTTTATCCAATTGGACGCTGATGGTAACAATGGTTACTATGTTAAAGCTGAAAAAGGTATTTGGGCTCCTTAATTGACTATTCCTAGTAAGTCCAATGTAATTTAGG